CCATCGAAGGCGCAAAAATCGGTACTACTATTAACTTGAGAAAACCTCCTCGTTATGTTGGTAGAACTGGCCCTGCACTTCAAGTTGAATCTTCTGTTGAAACTTACGTTCCATTGACTCTGAACACCCAATTCGGTGTTGATATGGCGTTTACAACTCAAGATTTGAGCTTAAACATTTCTGATTTCTCAGATCGTTTTATTAAGCCTGCTATTGCTGCAGTTGCTAACAAAATCGATTATGATGGTCTACAACAATTCTTGAACGTATATAACATGGTCGGTACTCCTGGCGTGTTATCTAACTCACCAACTCAAGCTCAATCTTTAAACACAATCTTAGCTGCTCGTGCTAGATTGAACCAAGAAGCTGCTCCTGTTGATGAATTAAGAAGCATTATTGTTGATCCTACTATTGATGTTGGTATCGTTTCTGGTTTGACTAACTTGTTCAACCCACAAGGTGTTATTTCTGAAATATTCAAGAAAGGCGCAATGGGTGACAGCACTTTAGGTTTTAACTTTGCAATGGATCAAAACGTAGGTAACTTTACTTCTGGTTCTTTCATCGTTGGTACTGACACTATCGCTGTAGCTGCACAAGCTGGCGGTTCTGTTCAAACTAACGCTGCAACTACTTTTGGTTTAACTGCTACTATTAGTAATGGTAAAACTTTAACTCAAGGTACTGTTTTCACAATACCTGGCGTTTACGCTGTGAACCCACAAAACCGTCAATCAACTGGTACACTGCGTAACTTCGTAGTAACTGCGTTGACTACTGGTACTGGTTCTTCACAAACAGTTCAAGTATTCCCAACACCAGTATTTAGCGGTCAATTCCAAAACGTAACTAGCACCACTGGTACTATTGCTTCTGGCAACGCTACTGTAATTTCAGGTTCTGCTGGTGCAAGCTACGCTAACGCTATTGCGTTCCATCGCGATGCGTTTGCTCTTGGTACTGCTGACCTATTATTGCCTCAAGGTGTTGATATGGCTGGACGTGCTTCTGCTGATGGTTTGTCAATTCGTTTGGTTCGCCAATACGATATTAACTCTGACCAATTGCCGACTCGTCTTGATGTTCTTTATGGTTTCAGCACAGTTTATCCTGAGCTGGCTTGCCGTATCACTGGTTAATAGGAGTATTTTAATATGAGTAATCCAGGCCCTAATATAGTTGCAGTCGCACCAATTCGCGCTACATCTATTGTATCTTTAGCAGTAACTCCTGCTGCGGTTGCAACAATTACCACAGCCGAGCAAGATTTTACTCTTACTGGCGTTGCTGTAGGTGATTTTGTATCAGTATCAACTACAGCAGCTCAAACTGCTGGCGTTGCTATAGCTGGCGCAAGAGTAAAAGCTGCTAATACTATCAGTATCACTTATGTAAACCCAACTGCTGCAAGTAAAACTCCAGCAGCTGATACATATTTAGTTCAAATTGTTCGTTCTTACCCTGTTGCTACTGACTTTATGACAGCATCACCAAGTAACTACGGTGCAATTGCGGCTAATAACCCATAGTAAGTTAAAGGTGGGGGGATAAAGTCCTCCACCTTTTTCCTTTTTAGGTGAAATATGGCAATCGAATATCCATGCTCGATGCACAAAGACTCATATGACAATTCAACAATTGCCATTGATGAGCAAGAATATAAAGCTTTATCCAAGGACGGATGGCTAACTTCCCAAGAATGGGACAGTAAGGGTAAAGAAACCCCCGTAAAACGTGTTAGATCGACCAAATTTGAGGAATAGTAAATGTCTAGCCTAGCGAATCAGCAACAAAATTTATCCTTTCCAGGCTTATTGCAGGTTCCTGGCGGCATAACTTCAACACTTCAACAAGTTCAAGATGGAAATGGAAATGTTACAGGCTTAAGTTTAAGTTCTGCTGGCGCATCTGTTACTACCTCTGATACAGCTATAGTATCGGAAAATGGTACTCCTTTAACTGGTGCTACACCAAGATTAATCTCAGATATGTTTGGTGACTTTCCAAATGTTAAAGATTTTGGCGCTGTAGGTGACGGCTTAACTGATGATACAGCTGCTTTTATTGCAGCTACCGCTGCAAACCCTACAGGTATAGCTGTTCCTGCTGGAAGTTATAAAATTATAGGTACGGTTACTGGCGTGTTTTATAGTTTTGGTACAGTAACTATCGTTACGGGAACTGTTACTTCAATTCAAAATGCAAGCGCAGCCCCAATAGATTACGCGGCTTCCACAGGCTCGACCTTAGTTGGGACTATTACTTCTGGCACAGGTGCATCTGCTCGTACTGTAGCGTCTAAACTCAACGATGCAATTAATGTTAAAGATTTTGGCGCTGTTGGTGATGGTACAACTAATGACACTGCTGCAATTCAAAATGCAATTAACGCAGCGAACTCTGCTGGTGGCGGTTCAGTCTACTTTGACGCTAAAGATTATTTAATCAGCAATGCAATTACTCTTTACTCAGGCATTTCTTTAATAGGTTTTGGTGCAGGGCAATACCCTCCTGCAGCTTACGCTTCTGATCCGGGTTTTGATGCGATTAACCGTACTCGATTAATTGCCGATCCATCGTTTCCTGCTTTGACAGCAATGATTAAAGTAGTTACGCCAGATTCTGCAGAATATACATTACAAGCTGTTACCGTTGAAGGGATTATGATTGACTGTAACCTTGAAGCCGATTATGGGCTTCAAGTCGTCAGTGTTAAAAATTCATTTTTTACCAACTTGCTTATTTATCAACCCCTTTTAATTGGTGTAATTGAAGATTGTCTTGTACCTGCTAATACAACTGGAACTGCTCAAGCTGGTGGTGCTAGCACAATCACACTTGCAACAGCGTCTAGCACAAGAGATGATTTGTATGCAGGTTTAACAATTTCAATTTCATCTGGCACTGGGAGTGGGCTAACACGGACAATCAGCTCGTATGTTGGAAGCACGCAAATTGCTACGGTAAGTCCTGCATGGGGAATTTCACCAGATAACACAAGCGTTTATTTAATTTCTGGCACAGGCGTTACTAAAGGCAACAACGCCACGCAGTTCAATAACTGGGCAACAGTCACAGTTTGGGCAGCTACACCAACTCAGAATACAACAGTTGGGTGGGTGCAACGAGGCAATCCAAGTAACAACGTGAACCAAAGCGTATATACAAATTGTGGATGTGTGGTATGGCATGGTGATGCTCTACAGTGTATAAACTCTGATACAAATACTTATATTGGCTTTAGAACGTACACGTTCGGTAAAGGTGTAGGCGTTAGGTTGTATGGCAATAATAAAAACGATGCAGAATTTGCTCGTCAACATTGCTTTATAAATCCAGTATTGGGAGGCTTAGCGGCTACTGGAACTGCACAAGCTGGTGCGGCAAGTACAATTACTTTGGCGGCTACCTCATCAACAAGTAATTTGCAGTATGAAGGCCGACTTATCCGCATTACCAGCGGCACTGGGTCAGGGCAAGAAAATCAAATTACTACTTATAATGGCACAACAAAAGTAGCAACCGTCATTGCAAATTGGGTAACTGTTCCAGACGCCACAAGTGTTTATGCTGTTTATTCTGGTGGTGCTAATGCTGAAATAGGCGCGTCTACAAATTCCGCTGATAATGGCATGTATAACTATCATACTGCTGATGGGTGTAGTCGTCCTATTATTGGAAGTCAAGTCCGATTTACTTATAGCGTTGCAGGCGATGCAGTATTTGGTTGGACACCTTTTGTGCCTACTTTAACGTTTGCTACTGTAGGCGATTTAGCGGTAAGTTATGCAACTCAATCTGGTAGGTATTGGAGAACTGGCACTACAATTAAATTTGTTATCCAACTCACATGCACTCCAACTTACACAACTGCTTCTAGCACATTAAGAATTGACGGTTTGCCATATCCTTGTAAAGCTGGTGTTGGGCTTAGTTTTTACCCCGTTACAGTTCACAATTCAGATACATCTTGGACATTTGGTGCTTCAGCTACGCAAGTCGTAGGTAGAGTTATACCCGGTGTATCATACGTTCAACTTCAAGGCCTAGGTTCGGGTATTAATAGCATAAATATTGGAACTACAGAAGTAGCATCTGGATCGGCAAAAAACTTTTATATTTCTGGTGAGTACGAAGCTTCAGCGTAATAAAAACTAAGGAAAAGTATAATGTCACGATATTTCACCATTGATTTAGTTCCCCAGTCAGGAGGTCAATTAGGTTTGATCTCCACAGGAGTATTTTATGCAAATACTTCTTCTGCGGTAGCAATCTTTGAAGATCAAGCAATGACTACACCTATTGCTAATCCTATAGTAATTACTAGCGGCTATAATATATCTTTTTGGGTAGCAGATGGAACTCAAGAATATGATATTCAGTTGATAGGTGGTAATCTCATATCAACTGTTTTCATTAATGATATTTGGACTCTCCCTGCACCAATCTGGGGGAATTTATCAGTATTTTGGAGCAATCAACCTAATGTTTGGGCTTATATAACCCCTTACACTGTTGCTGTTTCAATGGTCAGCAATGTAGGGCAGCTTTATACAGCAAATGATTTAGTACGCGCTGCAATGCGGTTAATTCAAGTATCATCTGTAGACACTGATTTAACTGCAAACGAGCTTAAAGACGGCATAGAATCGCTTAATCGTATGCTAGATTCGTGGTCTGCTGATGAATTGATGCTTTACCAGATCACTAGAGAAACATTTCCTTTATCCTCCGGCACTAACCCTTATACTATAGGGCTTGGAGCTACTTGGAATACTATCAGACCAAGCCGAATTATAGACGCATATTTTACTGTCTACACAGGAAGTATTCCTGTTGATTATCCTATGCAAATTATGGAATGGGATGATTACAATGCTGTAAGACTTAAAAGTTTACAAACTAATTTTCCCGGCTATTTATTTTATGATAGAGGGTTTCCTATTGGTAACGTCTATATTTACCCAATATGCTCATCTAGTAATGAAACAATTACTTTGACATCTTGGAAACCTTTTACGGTTGTTAATGACCCTACTGCATACATTAGCCTTCCTCCAGGTTATTGGGAAGCAATAGTGTTTAATTTAGCTATTCGAATTGCGGAAGAATACCAATTTGATATTAGACAAACTTCTGTTGCATTAGCTCAAAATGCTATTAAACGCATTAAAAGAATTAATCAACGAACTCCTACCCTTAGTACGGATGTAGCGCTTATGAGTACCAGCCAAATGAGATATAATATTTATAGCGATGGATACGGACGATAATGCCAGAAGCCATTGTTCTTCCTATATTAGGAGCTGGCATAGCTGGACGGTCTAAAGCTGTTTCTGCTCAAAAAAGACAGAATCTTTTTCTTGAAGTTAAGCCTGAAAAAGATAAAACAAATTTAGCTGCATATCCAACACCAGGATTAACCTTATTTGCTAATGCAGGTAAGAACCCTTCGCGAGGATTATGGTGGTTACAATCTTTAAATTTACTTTACTCGGTAAACGCTAATAAGTTATTAGAGATTGATAAAGATGGCGTAGTTACCGAAAGAGGAACGCTTTCAACCGCTGAAGGCACAGTATCTATTTCTGATAATGCTCAACAGGTTATAATTGTTGATGGTGAAAACGGATACATTTACGAGCCTAAAACGCTACAATTAAGCTATACTTATCCAGCTAATTCAGTTTCAAATGTTTATAATCGAACAGGGTTAGCAATAACTGTAACTGGTTACATTAATGCGGGTATTGCTGGCGATACAGCCACCATTACTACTGATGGTGGGGATGTGCTTTCAGGAGCCTATACAATTGCCACATCTACCCAAGGCAGTTGGACTTTTAATGTTGTATTACCATCTTTACAAACCCCTATCTCCGCCAATGCTTTAGTAATAGGGTCAAGATATACAGTTTTAACTTTAGGAACTTCAGATTTTACGCTTGCAGGGGCAGCTTCTAATGTATTAGGCGCTGTTTTTACTGCTACTAAAGCAACCTTTGGCACAGGCACAGTTGTTCCTGCAACTATTGATGTTAATGTTCCGGCAACATCTTTGGTAGTAGGTCAAAAATATATAATCCTAATCGTAGGAACTACTAATTTTACGCTTTATGGAGCTGCATCTAATACTGTAGGGCTAGAATTTACTGCATCTGCAATTGGATTGGGGACAGGAGTAGTCATAAACAATAGCTCTTCAGGGCTTCTTACCTATTTACAAAATGGTGTTGTTGCAGTAACAGAAACTGCAACTAATCGACATACAAATGACATTGTTGATATTTTAAAAACCGCAGGGCCAGTGCCATCAGGTGAATATACAGTTAATTTTCCTTTAACTTCTGCTACAGCATTAGTTGTCGGTACTCAATATGTTATCAATAGTATTGGAACATCTGATTTTCAATTAGTTGGCGCTCAGAATAATGAAGTTGGCACTTCATTTGCGGCTACTGGAACTACAGTAGGAACTGGCACTTGCACATTAGCTAATGAATGGACTTTTAATGTTCCCACTACTACTCCTGCTGGTGCAGGAGGTTTAGAAGTAATTAATAACTTTAGGCAAATTACAGCTGCTGGTTTCCCTGGCGGTAACACTGTAACTTTCTTAGATGGATATTTCATTGTTAATTCACCTAATACAAGACAATTTTATCTATCTCAGCTCTATGATGGCTTCACATGGAACGCATTATCTTTTGCCAGTAAAGAGGCATATACCGATAATTTAGAAGCTGTTGCCGTAGATAATAGTTGTTTAGTATTGTTAGGGTTTATTTCGCAAGAATATTGGCAGGACACTGGCGCATTTCCGTTTCCCTTATTAAGGATTCCCGGCTCTCCTACAGATATGGGTGTAGCTGCTAGATGGAGTATTGCTCGATGTAACGGTGAGTTGATCTATTTAGGACGGGCTAGACGAGGCGGCTTATCAGTTGTAACGATTCAAAATTATCGCCCTGTTACTGTATCTACACCTGATTTAGATTTCTTATTTAATGAATATGTAAATCCAAGCGATGCAATTGCTTTCAGCTATCGTCAAAACGGGCATGAATTTTATCAAATAAGTTTCCAACAACAAGGGGTTACTTGGCTATATGATGCAACTTCACAAGTTTGGAGTACCTTATTATCTGGTGCTACCACAAGACATTATGCTAATTTTGGCTGTCAATTTGACTTCCATGTAATAACTTCCGATTACCGTAATGGTAATTTGTATATTCTCGACCCTGCATCTTACACAGATAATGGAGATTTAATAGCTAGAGAAATAATCACACCTCATTTTTTTGTAAACACCTCGTTTAATAAACTTCATATTTATCGTTTGCGATTGGATATGGAACAAGGCGGTGGGCTTAATGATGGTCAAGGTCAAAATCCTCAAGTCATGTTACAAGTAAGCCGAGATGGTGGGTACACTTGGGGCGATGAAATGTGGGCGACTTGTGGAGCGCAAGGTGATTTCTTAAGCCGAGCTGAATGGCGTAGATTAGGTGTATCACGAAATTATGTTTTTAAATTTAGAATAACTGATCCAATTAAGACAGTTTTAATTGGCGCTGCGGCTTATGCAACACAGGCATCTAAATAATGGCTATTTCTCAACCCCCATTCCAGTCTACTCTAGTTGACGCTGATGATCGAGTGCAAACACCGTGGGCGCAATGGTTTAGCCAATTGCAACCTATTCTACAATCTGTTGTAGCAAGTGGCCCTACGTCAGGCAGACCCACTCAAAATCTTTTTATAGGGTATCCTTATTTTGATACGACAATAGACCAAATGGTATATTGGAACGGTGTCATTTGGGTAACTTATGCCCCATCTACGACTGGAACCAGTATTTTAAAAGGCAACGGTACAGGTGGGTTTAATAACGCTGTCGCAGGCGTTGATTTTGCTCCTGCAACATCAGGCAATGCAATTTTGTATGGTAATGGCGCTGGCGGATTCAGTTCAGTTGCTATCGGTTCTGGCGTTACTTTTGCAGGCGGTGTTTTATCTGCAACTGGATCAGGCGGAACGGTTACTGCTGTAACAGGAACTGCCCCTATTGCATCATCAGGCGGTAATACTCCTGCAATTAGTATTAGTCAAGCTGGAACTGCTACTGATGGATATTTATCTTCGATCGATTGGAATACTTTTAATAGTAAAGCACCAGCAACGTCAGGAACATCAATATTATATGGTGATGGTACTGGGGGATTTAGTAATGTAACGATTGGAAGTGGAGTTACATTTGTAGCTGGAACGTTAAGTGCTACTGGATCAGGCGGAACGGTTACTGCTGTTACCGGAAGTGGAAATATTGCTTCTAGCGGTGGAACAACACCCAATATCACTTTTACTGGAACGCTACCTATTGCCAATGGCGGTACAAATGGTACAGCTACACCCACAGCAGGCGCTGTTGCTGTTGGTAACGGAACTCAATACGCATTTACCGCAGCAGGATCAGCAGGTCAAGTTTTAACATCTAATGGCTCAACAGTGCCTACTTGGGCAACTGTAGCGACAGGTATTGGTACAACAGGATATTGGGGATCGTTCTGGGATACAACTAATCAAACTGCCGCCAGTACAACTGTAGCTTACACAATTAATATTGGTACTTCTGACCCTAATAATAATGGTGTTAGTATAGCTAGCAGTAATAGAATTACAGTTGCATATGCTGGCGTATATAATATTCAATATTCCATACAATTTGAAAATATTGGAACGGGGAATAAAAATTATAATGTAGATGTATGGTTTCGATTAAATGGCGTAGATATTTCCGATAGTAATAGTACATATTGGATAGCTTCAAAAAATTCAACTGTTAATGGGGAGTTAATTGCAGCTGTAAATTATGTGCTGTCTTTAGCCGCTGGAGATTATGTCCAATTAATGTGGGCTGTTAGTGACGTTGATATTTCAATTGCAACATTGCCAGCAACTTCAAGCCCAACAGTTCCTAGAACACCAGGAGTTATTGTAACTGTAACGCCTATTACTGAAGTTGGAATTGGCTATTACAATTTAACGTCCGTTTCTTCTGTAGTTATTGCAACAGGATCAAAAACATTTACTACAAACCTTTCTAATATTTCAACGGCTTTTACAATAGGAACTAGAATTAGAGTGGCTTATGTCACTACACCTGCTAATTATATGGAAGGTGTAATTACATCTTTCAGCGGTACAACTTTAGTAGTCAATGTTGATTCTATTGGCGGTTCTGGTACTTATGCAAACTGGACTATATCTGTAGCAGGTATTCAAGGCTCTAATGGCGTTACATCTTTTTCAGGAAATTCTACAGGATTAACTCCTGCTACAGCAACTACAGGGGCAATTACACTTGATGGAATATTAGTTGGTGCTAATGGTGGAACAGGCTTAAGTTCATTTACTGCCAATGGTGTTGTTTATGCCAGTAGTTCAAGCGCGTTAGCCACAGGGTCAGCACTTACATACGATGGGAATAGCGTAATTAATGGTTCGGCAGGATCAGGCACAAATTCGTATGGGTTTAATGTTTCTTCAAGTTTAATAGGCGCAACCAACAATTACGGATTTTATGGCAATATAGCGTCAAGCACTGGGCGTTGGAATCTGTACATGAACGGTACAGCCAACAATTACGTCGCTGGTGCGTTAGGCATAGGTACGACATCATTAACAGCTAGACGATTAGCTGTTGCAGGAAGCATGACAGGTGCAACGGGGGCGTTTGGAGTCCTTGTTTCCGTCACAGTTCAACCTGATGTAACGGTAAATGCTCTTATTGTTAATTCTCAAGCGGCTACAGCTGCCAATGGCGGTACACCATACACAATCGCTGCATTAACTTGTTTTAATGCAGCGCAAGGCGCTTTTAACGCTGATTCAACCGTAACAAATCAATATGGCTTTAGCGCTTCTGCCACTATTACAGGCGCAACCAACAATTATGGATTTTATGGTAATATAGCTTCAGCTGCAGGCCGTTGGAATCTGTACATGAACGGTACAGCTGCTAATTATTTAGCAGGGAATTTACTTCTTGGCACAACAACTCAGCCAACAACATCTAACAATATAGTCGTTGCAGGGTTAAAAGCTACTTCAGCAGCCGCTCCAACTATAGCTTCAGCTACTACGATTGCGCCTACTAAAGCGATTACTTTTATATCAGGCACAACAGCTATAGTAACCATTACAGCGCCTAATCCTATCTCGTTGGGTGGGGGAACAATTACATTGATTCCTACTGGAATATTTACGACCACAACAGCCGGCAACATAGCTTTGGCTTCAACAGCCGTAGTAGGTAAAGCTTTATTAATGACCTACGATGTAACAACAACAAAATGGTATCCGAGCTATTAATGAACATCTATGTTTATAATCCAATCAATCTAGTCAGCGATCAAAACGGTATTGTGGTCGCTGTAGAGTTTACTATTGAGGTTTCTGATGGTAATGCTAGTTTTAGTATTGGAGGTTGTACGGCTTTACCAGCCCCCACAGGTAAAGTTATTGCTTATGAATTATTAACTAAAGATGATGTAATTGCATGGGTGCAAAATTTAGTGGGAAAAGAAATGCAAGATCAAGCAGATACAGAATTAGAAGCCTATAAAGATCGTAAAGCTTTAACATCTGGAACACCTTGGCTATGATCGACTTTATGGTGCTAGGATTACCTAGATCGGGAACAGCATGGGTCGCTAATCTTTTAACGACTGATAGTTCGCTTTGTATTCATGAATCAGCTATGGAATACCATACGACTGATATAGATGCGATGGAATATAACGGGACTTTAGGGATTGCTGAAACCAGTGCGTTTATTAGAGTGGATGAACTTAACCTACACTCTGCTAAAAAGCTAATTATAGACCGTCCTTTTGATGAAATAAATAAATCAATAGCAGAGCTAGGCTTTAAAGCGATGCCTTCATATTCGGCTGATTTGATGATTCAACTTAAAGGGTATAGAATAGCTTATAAAGACTTGTTTAATTACGAAATTATGTCAGAAGCATACTACTATTTGCTTCGCAAAGAACTTAACCAAGAACGGCATAAAATGTTATGCCAAATGAATATACAGAACACCGCAGCTATTGAACGTGTCAGAGGAATAGTATGAACAACTTAAATTTTAATATCGAATCGGGTAGGGGGATATTATGCCTTGGGGAATAGCTGCGGCAGGTGCAATATCTGGATTAATGGGAGGGGCAGGTCAATCTGCTGCTTCAAGCGCAATGGCCGATGTTGCACGAGAGCAATTAGATTGGACAAAGAAAGTCTATGGGCAAGCTCAAAAAGACATCAAACCTTACACGCATTTAGGTGAAGTTGGGGCTACAGGATATGAAGCTAATCTACCTTACCTGACATCGCGTTACGGTATGGAGGACTACAAACAAAGTCCTTTATACACACCGATGGTGAGAAACCTAGCTGAACTGCAAGCAACGCCAGGCTATCAATTTCAATTGCAACAAGGTTTACAAGGCGTTCAACAAAGTGCAGCAGCTAAAGGTGGATTGTTATCCGGTGCTGCTGGTCAAGCCATGAACAATTATGCTCAAGGTCAAGCAGCTCAAGGTTATCAATCAGCTTGGGAAAGAGCGCAAAAAGCTTATGGCACAGCGTTTAATCAAGATTTAAGTCAGAAAGCACAAATTGGTACGATGTATTTAGAACCTGCCAAGTTAGGGTCTACTTCTGCATTAGGTTTAGGTCAAATAGGTGTAGGTGCGGCTAATGCAATGGCTCCAGCATATCAAGCATTAGGCGCTGCTAACGCTGCTGGCGCAGCTGCACCTTGGACTGGAGCTGCTAGTGCAGTAGGGTCATTAGGTAGTTTATTTGGTGGAGGCGGTATTGGTTCATCAGGAGGGATAGGCTCATATCCAGGCGGTTCACCTTCATCGCAAGTATCTTGGGGCTATCAACCTGGTTTAGGGGGCTAAAATGAGTGACTTAACTGAAATTTTAAAAATGCAATGGGAAGCATATCCTAACGCCTTAAAGACCGGACAAGATGCACAAGCTAGTGCTATAGCTTTAGATAATGCTCGTAGAGCGCAACAAGAGCGTGAAGGGTTAAAAGCTTTATATGCTCAACAAGCTAACCCATCGTATCAAGCGATCGGGGCTATCAGCCCTGAATACGCACAAACAGCAATGAAAAACCAGTTAGAATTGCAACAAGCTATGATAGGGATGCGGCATCAACAAGCGCAGACTGGTGAAATTGAAGATAAGATGGAACGAGAACGTGCAAAAATAAGAGCGCAAGTAGCCGTTCCAATTGTTGATATGTATTATGAAAGATTAGCTAAAGGTGTTCCACCAAACCAAGCGCTTCAAATGTTTCATTCTGAAAGTGGACAAGCGCTTTCAAATTTTCAACAACAAGGATTAATAGATAAAAATTATCCTCCTTATGATCCTAATACTATATCCCCTGAAGCTGTTGAAAATGCTTCTGCTGGATTAGGTTTTCCTTCGCGGAGGCTTCAATCATTACAAGAATCAGCTAAAACAACAGCAGAACAACAAGCTAGAGTTAATGTAGGTGTTCCAATGACTGCGGAGCAACAATATGGTGGTGTTGAACAAGTGCCAGGAGTTGTTGGTGCTTATCAAGCGAAACCTGCATTAGGAGGCGCTCCACAAATGCAAATGCCTGATGAAATGACTGCACAGCTTAATTCAATAAATACATTATTAACTACTGTACAAGAACCAACAGCAAGAGAAGCACTTATTAAAGCTCGAAATGATTTATTGAATACACTTCCTCCAGAACAAGGAAGCGCAATTGTAAGCCCTGAACAAGCTAGAGATTTACAAATTAAACAAACTGCTGAAAAAGAAGGCGCAATAATCACCGCTAAACAACAAGCTGAAGAACAACAGACAATCAATAAATCGCTTAATTCATTTGAAACGCTTCCTGACATTAATCATATCCGAGATTTGGTTAAAGGTTCTATAGGAAGTGATATTGAATATTGGACTAATAGATTTGGTCAAACTATAGGTGAATCTTTAGCATCAGGTGATATTCAATCAGCTTTAGCAGTTGTCGCAAATGATATGGCTAACACTGTACCTTTTGCACCAGGCTCGCAATCAGATAAAGAATTAGCGCAACGATTAAAACAAGTTGGTAATCTTGAATCTGATATGACTATCGATCAAAAAATGGCAGCGTTTGAAGAATGGTTCAAAAAAGAACAACGATATATTGGAAAATATGGTAAATATTCAGATGCTGAATTGTTAGATTTAGGTAGAGAAGGTAAAATTACTCATGAAACTGCAATGAAAGTTCGTGCTAATCGAAATAAAGGTCAATAGCCATGAATGATGAAGAATTTACAGCAGCGTTTAATTCTAAACCGCAAGTTAATGATGCGTTTTCACAAGCCTTTAATATTGCTACAGGTAAACAAGTTGCCCAAGTAGCTCCTTCTCCTTGGGAAGCTTATGGTGTACCTAAATACCCTGCCCAAGAAAGTGCATTAATGCGAACTGGACGAGGCGCAAACATCGCATTAACTAAAGCTGCAACAGGGTTAAAAGGCTTATTTGCTGATTTATCTGAAGAAGATATCGCCAAATTAAGAGCTGGTGAAGCTTATATGCAAGAAGCAGGGCTTCCTGCAACTTTAGGAGGTCTAGGCGTAGACATTGCAGCTGAAGCCGCTGCTATGACACCAATGGGTAAATTACCATTCTTGGCTAGGATAATTGGTGCTGGTGGGACTGCTGCTGCAATATCACCTGAAGATCGCGCAAAAGCTGGAATGTACGGTGCTGTTGGTCAAGGTGTAGGTGAAAGTGTTGCTAAAGGGTTAGGTGCTATGTTTAGAGGGCCTGTTGCTGCACCTGGCGTTAGGGAATTTGTTGAAGCTGGCGGTGAACCTACTATTGGTCAAGCTTTAGGGGGAGGATTTAAACCGCTTGAAGAAAAAGCTACTTCATTACCTTTTATTGGAACTCATATCGCTGAAGCTCAAAAACGTGCATTAGAAAGTTTTAATACATCTACACTTCAAAGTATTGTTGATACTTTAAATAAAGGTATTCGTACTGCACCAAGTCAAGAAGTTGCATTGCCTGGTCAAGCAGCTATCCAACGTGAAGTTGTAGATTTAGGTAAAATTGAACCGACTGCGGAAGGGTTTTCTAAAGTTAAAAAAGCAGTTAGTAATGCTTACGATAATTTAGTATCTCAATCAAGCGGGGCAATGACGCCTGAGCTTGCATCTGGGCTTCAAGGCATTAAAGATTTATCAAAGAATTTACGGCCTGAGTTTAGAAATCAAATCGATGATATTTTAGAAAACAGCGTAATTAGCCGTTTTAAAGATGGTCAAAGAGTAGATGGCAGATCATTAAAAGAAATGTTATCTGAATTACGAACTGTGGGTGAAAGCTATGGTAAAAGTTCAATTGCTGATGAAAGACGTGTTGGCGATGCAGCTAAAGAAGCAGCTAATCAATTAAAGCAAATGATGGAAATGCAAAATCCTCGATATGCTGAAGCATTAAGCACGGCTGATAATGCGTATCGTGATGTTAAACGTATGGAAACTGCAATGACATCAAGCGTAGGACATGAAATGGCTACCCCAGCTTCACTTCTACAAGCTTTGCGAGGTAGAAACCGCGCAGGCTACGCTGAAGGTCAAATGCCAATGCAAGTATCTGCTAGACAAGCACAAGAGATTATTGGTAATAAATATCCTGATTCTGGTTCTGCTGGCCGATTAGGGCTTAACGAATTGATAGGTGCAGGCATTACAGGAATTCCTGCAGGTCTTGCTACTTTTTTTGGTGGCAAAGCGTTTTATTCACCTGAACTTCAAAAATTAATGGTTGAACAATCGTTAAAAGAAGCAGGGCCAATCAGATCTGCAGTTGGTCAAGGCTTATCTCGAATGGGGCCATATGTTGGTTCTGTTGGTGCAGGCGCAGCGCAACAAGGTAGAAAATAACCATATTTTTAGGAATTGAAATGACTCAAGCATACTTATCACCGATTCTACAAAACGCTCAGTTTAGCGATGATGGGACTTTCCTAAATGGTGGTCTTATTTGGTTCTACGCTGCTGGCACTTCTACACCATTAACTGCTTATCAAGACGGTGCTGCTACAACACCTTGGCCTAACCCTATAGTTTTAAACGCTAGAGGAGAAACAGGCGGTGAAATTTGGTTAGATGGTATTTACAAGTTGGTATTGCAAGGCGCTCCTTTAGTTGGTGAAACTAATGGCCCTGCTATCTCAACCTTTGATAACATTTATGGTATCAACGCTCCGACATCGTTTGCGCCTCCTTATGTGTTTGCTGGTACGTCAACTTCGCAATCCAACACTGACATCTTCATGGGTTGGAACGGTGTTAATTTTACTGCTTCACAAGAAACAACTGATTTTGGTGCTAACTGGCCTATTAATATTACGGGAACTGCTGGCCCTGTCGGTCATGTAGCTGCCTATGCTGGTAACGTAGTGCCATTAGGGTACTTAGAATGTAATGGTGCAGCCGTATCAAGAACAACATACGTTGATTTGTTTGGTGTTTGCGGTATTTTATACGGGGCAGGTGATGGCACTACAACTTTCAATCTTCCTGATTTAAGAGGTTATTTCGTCCGAGGTTGGGATGATAGCGCTGGTGTGGATGTAGGCCGAGTTTTAGGTTCTACTCAAGCAGATTTAGTTGGCCCAATTACCGATCCTGGACATACGCATACTGACGCAGGGCATACGCATAGTGATAATGGCGCTGCGGCTGTTTTTGGAGGTACATCTGGCCCAGATAGTATGCAATCATGGTCAAGCTCACATAATACTGCATCGGGCGTTGCAGATATTCAATCCAATACAACTGGCATTACTGGTGGTACAGAAACCCGTCCTAAAAACGTAGCAATGATGTATATCATAAAAACATGAAAATACTTTGGTCAGAAGCATCAACTAAACGTGGGCTTATTTGGCTATCAACAGCCATTGCAGGTTCAGTATTCATTTATCTAGGTAAGCCTATAGATCAGCTTTTGATACTTGCCAGTGCGGTTGCAGGTGGATTAGGATTGGTTTTAAAAGATTAAAGGTGGAAAATGTGCCTGACTTAAATTGCAGAGTTTCAAAAGTAGAACAGCAAATTGAAAGTTTACTTCAAGATATTCATCAAGAACGTGAAGAATCACGCAGGCGGTCTGATAGAATTTTTTTAGTTTTAGAAACATTGCAAAAAGACGCTAACAACAACAAGGGTTTCTTTGGAGGGGTGGTTTTTAGCGTTTCTGCTATATTTGCATTTATCGTTTACATAACTTCCAAAGGATAAAAATGGAACATTTAATATCATTATTGTTTTTGGCTCGCGATCTTGCTCACCGTGAGCATTTAAGAACTAAATCGTTTGCACAGCACATGGCATTAAACACTTTCTATAATGAAATTGTAGAGAACGCTGATGCTATTGCTGAGGCTTATCAAGGCCAATATGGTCTTATGAGTAACATCGAGATTCTAGGTTTTAAAAGTAGCAGGCAAAGCATCATTACTGAATTGCAAACGCAAGTGAAGTGGATAAAAGACAACCGCTATAAAATATGTGATAAAAATGATACACCTATTCAAAATTTAATTGATACGGCTGTTGAAACTTATTTGTCTACTTTGTACAAATTACGGTTCTTAAATTGATGTCGGCATTAGAATTATTAATCAACCTCATTAAAGAGTCAGAAGGATGTAAACTTACCAGTTATAAATGCCCAGCAGGGATTTGGACAATAGGATACGGTCAAACCAAAGGCATCAAAGAAGGAATGACTTGGACACAGAACCAAGCTGATGAAGATTTAATTAAAACGGCATTAGAAGTGCTTAACAGAGCGATTAAGGCTTCACCCATACTAGCAACAGTTAATATGGAAAAACAAGCTGCAATAGCAGATTTTGTTTATAATTTAGGCATTGGTAGTTATACTTCGTCAACACTGAAGAAAAAAGTTGATGTAGGTGATTGGATTTCCGCAGCGTCTGAAATCAAACGTTGGGATAAAGCAGGCGGTAAGGTCTTAAAAGGTCTTACTATTCGTAGAAATAAAGAAGCAGAATTAATATTATCATGAACGAAATTACATTGACATTGTCATTAGAAGAACTAAACATCATCATGAACGCATTGGGCGTTGGTCAATTTACCCAAGTTGCTCCGGTCATTCAAAAAATACAACTTCAAGCAGGCCCACAAGTTCAAGCGATGCCTGCTGAAGAAGTAGTTGAATAATTACTTATTGAAGCCTGGTATTGGCTCAATAGGTTGAATTTGAGGAAATGGGGCAACTAGCATAGCAGGTGCTATTTGCTCCATTGGTGGTAAGATCGGCAATTCAGGTGTAGTAATGTTTGTGCCTAATGCCATTCTATTAATAGTCATTCCATTAGTACAGGTTGTTAAAGTACCAAAAGTTGTGCAGTTAATTGATTCTGCTGATGCTACATTAACCATTAAGGATATGATTAGTGCTATAGTAAGGTATAAATTAATCATTCTAGCTTTATAAAGTTTAGCTTCTAGTTCTTCACAGTTATAAAAGATCATTGTTGTTCCCCAAATAATTGATTGCGCTCTCTAGCCATCCTCAAGGTGCAAAAACGTTGATGTAGCCGTATCAAAACCATCGCACGTCTAGCACCTACTTTTTCCATCTCAAGAAGGGTTAGAACTTCTTCTTCTTCTAAATCCGGTAATACTTCATTTAGTTTTCGCCAACTTAATTTCATCGTAACTCCGCTATTGCAATATCAGATAACGTACATTTTTCTTGTAAAACAGAATAAATGCGCTCGTCTATAGTATTTTCAGTCATTAAAATATAACACCACACTTCACGTTTCTGACCACTCCGATGAATGCGCCCGATTGCCTGTTCAAAATACTCCAATGACCACGGTAATGATAAGAACACTATCTTATTGCCGTGATGCTGAAGATTCAAACCATGCCCTGCGCTCTTAGGGTGCGCCAACAACAACTCAATCTGCCCAGTATTCCAACGTTCAACGGCATTAGGATCATCTAATGTTTGAGCGTGAGGGTATCTCCGTTTGAGTTCTTCAAGTTCTTCCTTGTAGGTGTAAAAAATCATTGTACAATCTCTTTGATTTTCTGCAAGCAATTCTTCTAATCTATCGAATTTATGACTAGAAAACCATATTGATTGTGTGGAAGTGTTGAACTTACCTGGTGACTTACTGGGCGAAGATGTCGAGTGATAAACAAATCCAGAACTCATTTGCTGAAGTTTACCCGTCACTACTGCAAGATTAGTTGCAACCGCAGTTGCACTGGGAAACGCTACAACTAAATCCTTCTTCATAGTATTATAGTGTTCCATATCCATCTGGCACTTAATCTCAACCATGTGCAAAGGTGGCATCAGATCAGCGTAATCTCCTGCATCCAACAGATAGGTAGCGGGTTTGATAGTTTTCATAATCTTAGGTAAGGAGTCAGGACGTGCAGCCCATTCACCATAATCACGATTCATCAGAACAAAATACTGTTGTAGGAAAGCGTTTTTGCTTCTGCCTAGCAATGATTGGTCTACTACTTTACATTGTCCAAACACATCTTCTAAACCATTGCTAGTAAACGATCCGGTCAAGCCCCAACGTAGCTTGAACAGGTCTATCACTTTGAACAAAGCTTTAAAACGTGATCCAGACGGGTTTTTCAAACGTGTCAGCTCGTCAAAAACAATTCCGTCAAAGCCTTTAAGTAAGTCTGGACGTTCACGGCAAAGCCATAACAGATTGTCGTAATTGGTAACGACGATATCTGAACATGATAAAAATGCCCCCACTCTAATTTTTGTTAGTCCTACTGCTACTTTAATCGTTAATTTAGGCGACCATTTAAGCCCTTCCTGCCTCCAAACGTCAGTACACACACGTTTAGGTGCGAGGACTAAGAATCGTTTAACATGCCCGTCCTGTATCATTGCTTGCATAGCTGTTAGAGTAATGGCCGTCTTGCCAGCACCAACTGGTGCAAGGATCATCGCTCGATCACGGCTGTACAAGAAATCAGCAGCTTCATCCTGATAAGGTCTTAAAACCATTGGCTTCTCCAATTTAAATAAGCTTCACAAGGCGTGCGTCCATACCCTGCAATTTCGTAAGGCCCTCCACATACCCAAAATCGTCCTACTCGTTTAATTTTTGGTTTCATTATTGATGATCTCATTTATTTTTTCTGCGTTATCTAATGCGCTTGAGAGAGTCATATTAGACAACACAACAGCGCCCGTTTCTCTATTGATAAAATAATAAAACGGTTTGTTATTAAAAGTGGTAATACTTTTTCTAAATGATAAACCGTTAATTCTACATAAATAACGTATTTCTTTAATTGTTTTTGTTTGATTCATTATAAACATTTTTCTTACGCTGTTTGTTGGTTGTCTTGTTAGCCATTTTTATTTCTCTCTCCTTTCCATCATTGCATCAGCTTGCCCGTAAGCAATCAAAGCGATATCATTTTCATCCCATTTTGTATTTATATCTGAAGCTAACAATCCCTGCATAGCCAAGCCAGCAAAGTGGTCACGTAGTGATATAGGTGTAGATGAAAACTCCTTGCCGTCATGATAGCCATGACTATAAACCTCGGTTATAAATATATTTAAGCTATCTGGTGTTTTTGCAGTTACGCCATATAGTTCTGTTAGTTCTTTTATGTTATTCATCTTTCTCTCCAATGCCGTGATGATTTTCAGCGAACATAACTCCATCCATGAATCCATCTCTATATTCAAAACTTCCATCTATAGAGCGATCTAATATGTCATCATGATTTATACGCTCACGCTTTTCTTTTAAGAACTTCTCAAATACTTCAATAGCATCCCAACAATCATCTTGAGTTAGACTTCCTTGTTGTCTTAAAAGAGCGTGCAATTCATTTTGTTCTGCGCTAGTTAACACCGCACTCATTCCCCACCTCCAATACCGTATGAAATCTCAGCAAAAATAATACCCTCTTCAAAAGCTACTTGTTCAGCTTCGGTACTATATGCTCTTGATAGTCTTTGCCTTTCTTCAGGACCAAAAGGCTCACGTTTTGGTGGTGCTAGGTAGAGGGGTATGTAATTAGGATTTGGCGCAGCAGGTGCATCCCCTTTTGTAAACGACACAGCTCTATCTATAATTGGAGTATCGTTATGTCTATATCTTTGTACCCATTCTGTAATCCAAGCCACAGGCTCTTGCTCAGGTTGGGCGAGGAGCGTTTCTACTTCACAACTTAACGTGTGATCTAGCCACCCCGTTGCTAATACCTTCTTCAGTAACTCTCTTTCTTTACTCATCATCTTCTCCAAAATGCTTTTACTAATTTCTCAAGTAAATAAGGGGCAGTCAAAACTATCCATACTATCCCTATTGCCATAACTACATAAAACCATTCAACGATGTTCATTCCCACCTCCAATACCGTGATGCTTTTCAGCAAAATTAATACCTGCCCAATAACTGTATGGGTGTGTAGCGTCATCATCACCTTTAAACCCTTGTGATATTTCTATGCCAGTTAAATGTTTTCGGGCTGTTGGTGCTGTGTAGAGCGGTATTACCACATCATATTTATATGAGCGTCCCATTGGTTTAACCCTAGAAAACATAAAATCTCCAGTAGTTCTATCTACTACTTTCCAAGCCACAGGTTCTTGCTCTTGCTCAGGCTGGGCGAGGAGTTGTTGTATCTCTTTAATAATAATGTCAGCTTGATCTTGCAATGGTTCCATATTAGAACACTCCAGTAACACCTTAACCCGTCTTAACAACTCTCTTTCTTTACTCATCATCTTCCCCAATACCGTGTGCTTTTTCTATAATACGAACCAAATCAACAAACCCTTTCCATTCTTTTTTTATTAATATCTGGCAAATATCTTTTTCACTCAAAGGCTCAGGTACTTGCATCCACTGCGTCTTGCCAATATATGTTGCAGGTTTAGAAAACAAGAGGTCTGTCAATCTATCTATCTCCTCTTGATCTTTATTAGCCTCCATACCTAACCTATCTATTTCATCGAGATAACTTTTCTTTTTTGTTTCCCAATCAAAAGGCTCTTGCTCAGTCTGCTCAGGTTGGGCGAGGAGTTCTTCAAGTTCTTTTCTTAAATCATTTTCTAATAAGCTAGCGTATCTAAGCTTTTTTAAAAACTCTCTCTCAATGCTCATAGTAATTGCCTCGAAAATCAATAAAAAGGTCACATTCCATTTGTTTAAGTTCTTTCTTGAAGTCACCGTGCCACATGTAATCTTTGGTGTCGATCTCAATACTTAAGTATCTGGAGCAGTTTTCTTTTTTGTCGCAGTTGCTACCAAGACATCTGGCATTTTCATTCGGTAGTGGATATTTCATCTTCATAATATTCTCCAAGTTCAATGTAATCACCTATTCGTGGTGGGGGTTCGCCTGTCGCTTTAAGCCAATAATCCAGCATCGCGATGCCTTCTAACCATCCTGCTGGTGGGGCTTTAGTTTCTTGTTTTGCTGTTGATAATGTATTTACTGATGTACCTGTCTTTCTAGCTATATCAGATAATGTATGACCCCTCATATACAACACTTTTAACATCAATGCGAAGTCAAGCTGTCTATTCATTGTTGCCCCTGCGTCTAATTTCATCGCAATACATCTCCATGTCTTTACTGCGGTGCATGAATTGGACGATCTGCGCTGCCATTCCTGTAAGCTTGATCGGAGGACGTTTATACATGAACGCGCAAACTTCTCTTATATAAGGAAGCCAATCCATGATCTCAGCTCGGTTGAATAGAATTGAACCGTCAATATGCGTCGCGGCATGTTTAGGCATACAATAGCGAGGGTCTTTAACGATCTTATCGAGCATCAATGCTTTAATGCCGATTAAAGCCATTATTTCTTTCTTAGTGATGCTTTTTTGAGGTACTGGAGGAAGAATTGAATTCTCCGCTATGCGTTTTTTTAATTTATCTGCTGTGCGTTTCAATTTAACTCGTTCGTGTATGGCTTTTTTATTCTTATGATAATACTCAAGGCATCTTTTTCGTTGTGCTTCACGTTGTAGGTCGTTCATTGTATTCAAGCTCCAAGATTAGTTCACAGTAGTGTATGATTTTCTTTATATCTTCTGCGCCATTCTTGCTTCGATGACGCGTAATGTACTTTATTATGTTACCTTCCATAAACGGTAGATTGTTAGCATGGATGTAAGTAACAGGTTGGATCGGTAATAAATAATGCTTACCCCCAACCATCTTTTTGTCGGGCATGGGATAACTCCATAAGTTTATTGGTGGAAACGTTAATTACATCATAACTTCCTTGAAAGCTCGTGTTCTAGCTGATGAAACAGTTAAGCCTAACAACCGTCTATATCGGCTGACTAAATATTCAAATTCATCTTCCTGCTTTTCAGTTGGTCGTTTAAGACCGCCTTTTACAGTTTGTGCATACAACCAGTCTATGTCTTGATCTATTTCTCTTTCCATTTCATTACCCCTAAATTAATGATGGCCAGCGGAAGCATGACCGTTAAAATTACTAAACATATAATCAA